AGGTCCTGCTAGAACTAGCAGTCCTGGTGTCAAACCACCATCAATACGTCCAGACAAAGCAACATTGACCATAGGAACCTGAGTAGGAGCCATGTCTTTCTTGCCGTATACTTTAGACTTTGTGATAGGGGCAGTCATTTTAATCGTACTATTTTTTACGATTGTGTTCAATAAATCATTCATTATATATCAACTTCCCTCTACGATAGTTTTTAGTTTTGCTTTATAAGCCTCAATCTTACTTACGCGATCAGGCCAATAGATTGTTGATTTCTCAGAGTTCCTACATAAGTTGTCTAAGAACGGTGTTACCGATTTAAATAATAGTTCTAAACGATACTCAAGATCGTCAGCCTTGAGTTTAGCATCCGTTAGTTCATCTTCTAACGAAGTCTTCTCACTACTGACTTTCTTGAGTGTTTCTTTGGCTTCATCTTCTTTCTCTTGAAGTTCTTCATCAATAAAGCTGAAGCCAAAGTCAAAGTCTAAAACCTCTTCATAGACTTTGTTAGCCATTCGCTAGTTCCTTGAAGATTGACAGATCATCATCATCGTCGTCGTTCATGGACATTGAAGGCGCAGAAGCTTGTGCCTCTGGCATTACGCTTAGTGTCGGTTCTGGTGAATTACCACCAAAGCTAGACATATCTAAATCATCAACCTCAGCCGCTGTAGAAGGTGTTGATGCGGCTTGATCTAGTGCAAGCACCCGATAGAACTTTGCTTTCAACTCATCATATGACTTGAAGTTCTTTGGATCGACCAATTCCTGTAAGGAATGCTCTTGCGAGTAGATACGCTTCAGTTCTTCATCATCATCTGAAATTGCAGATGGTGTGTCGAATACTGATTTATCGTAGTTAGGATAACCAGCAACTTTCTGAATCTTCAATCGGAAGTTAGCACCTTCCCACATATTGAATGGGTCAGCCGCAGTTTCATCTTCAAACTGTGGGTTCAGAAGTTCTTGAAGTTTACCAAAGATTTTTGCACCATACTGATACAAGAATACCTTGCCTTCATTCTGTGGGTTTGATGGGTCTGAAACCACCAAGATGTTAGAGACATACTTCAAGCGACGTTTCATCTTACGTGCTTCTGCCTTGTCTTCTTCGACGCCAGAGTTCCACAACTTACTGTTGTACTCTGATACAGGATCATCACGATCCAATGTTGTCAAAGAGTTTTCGATATACCACTGACCTGTGGGTCCTTGGAAACCGTGATCCCAAATGCGTACAAATGGGAAGTCTTCTCCACTTGGTGCTGGTAGGAAACGAATTACTGCGAAACCGTTACCCGCTTTGTCGCGTGTAGGCTTCCACATTTTACCTTCGTTGGGGTCTGAATAACTCTTGCTTTGAATTTTCTCAAGCTGTGAGTTTAGTTTGTTCAATGAGTTTGAACGGTTCTTTTTTAGTGTATCAAAATCCATGATTTGTATCTCCTAATTTTGCTTTTTATAGCGTTGTGTATGTTATATTGCGATGTATAGTGAACTAAGTCCACTGCTTATTTATATCAGAAAAAGTGTTCTCGAATGATTTTCTTGAACTTTTTTTCATCTATTTTCAAGAAAGGTCTGTATTTTCTTGATCGTTTAATTATATCATAAGCTACGATTTTGTCAAGCAAATTCTTCTCCCAATAACCAAAAATATTTGCAACATGGGTTAGAATTGTAAATGTCTCTATCGTTATTTGCTTTTGTAGATATAATGACATGATAATGGGATGCTGTCCTTTAACTGAAACGAAGTTGGATTGCCAATCATCATTTAGTTTGTTCAGATCATCCTTTACCACCCTTGTCAAAGATTCGTTCTTACGACGCCATTCTGTATAACGTTGCTTTCCCTCATCTGAGATTATGTCCCTTACCCACGCATTCTTATTGTGGAGAAGGTTTGCTAATAAAAGTTCTTCGATGTTATCTTCTTCTGATAAGCGATAGAATGAGTACACGTCATTCCGTGTTCTAAAACTTTCCACCTTAGCATTTGTTCTACCTTGGTACTTATGGAAGTCGAATTTGTCAATGTTGAAGTGTCTGTGCATTGCTTGATACATACGATACGCATCAAAACTTTCTTTATTCACATAACTCCGTGATGTCTCTCTCATCTTTAACCACCATTTTCATTTTCACTGCCTCAGTTCTTACTTTTTCTTTTAGTATTGAGGACTTCTTAACGATGTCAGCGACTGCTTCTATTTCTAAGTCATTCTGACGTGCATATTCAATTAAAGCGTCAATGTAGTTGACGCCCTTAGATAACATATTAGATATTTCATGATGCACCTTCTCAGGTGTTCTTGGGTTGATTATAGGTTCTTGCTTATCCATTAAGTGATTTTACACCATTAGTCCAATTCGTTGCGGCATCTTCTGCCCAATGAATAGACTTACCTTCGTAAAGTTCCTCTTGGATGAACTCTTCATTAATAAAGCAACGAATGCCTGATCCGTTACTAGTTTTAAAATATTCGGCTCTGAGTGTTTGCCCAGCCTTTTCTACAATAATGTATTCACCTGCCACTTTACTTTCCTTTATACTAGAGGTTGATTTTAACCCACCACAACTCTTGCAGTAGTGTACGGTTACCTTAAATGAGATGTCACCAAAAGTTATGTAATCTATACCTTTAGCTATAGACACCATACCACAACAACCGTTAATTGTCAAGTTATTTTTCCTCGAATAGCACGTCGTTGACGTATGCTTCTTTGTCTTCTTCACTGATGCCCATGGCAAGAATTGATCTATGCAAATGAGGATTTAACTTTTGATTTGAACAGTATTTGTTCATTATTGGAAGTGTATCACGCCCTGATACAGTTGCATGTTCTTCCATTTTAGATAGATAGTATGTTACCAATTGAGATGTAACTGAAATAAACTGATCCAACTCATGACCTTCTCGTATGTTCCCAATTGCAATCATCGAGTCCGAAAATATCTCTGTAGCCCACTCTGGTAGTTCTCGTGGTTTATTCCACTTCAAACCTTGAATAGCCATCTTCATGTATTCGTTGTATGGATGGTCATATCCATGAAGTGGAGAAAAGTCCATAAAAGAACCTGTGATCTTTTTAGGTCCTGCTACAATATCAAAACCCATGATTGGCAACTCGACACCTTCCTTTGGGAAGATGTTGATATGCATTAACCACAAAGACTTGGCATCCTTAGGTTGGATTGTCTTTAGGTGGCACTTTGCGACCTTATCATTCTGCCAAAAGGTATCACTCCACCCCTCGAACTTCATGTTTTCAGTATACTTGGAGTTGTCGTATCGATAAAAGCTATTATCAAAACGTTTTGTCAAACTATCAGCGTAGTCATTTAATTGGTTCCACAATGGAAAATTCATGTCTTGCTCCATCTATACCCATTCATAAACTTAGGGTAATTGGTAGATTGTTTAATATTCTTGTATTCCTTTTCATCCACAACATGTGTTTTAATAACAACTTTATCTTCTGTCATTGGATGTAAATACATCAATGCGTCACCACAATCAAAATCATACTGCAAATCCTTAATGATAAACATGTTGATATGTGTGCTGTGTTGATACTTATAATTTACAATACCTGGTGGTATCAATATAGTAGAGTTGGTAGCATTAAACGACCAAAAAGCTTGTGATTGGTAGAAGTTAACATCAGACTTCGATCTGAGAAACCAAGGAGACATAATCTTAACATGCACTTTTGGTGCGAACTGTCCTATGGGTGAAGTCTCTGGATCATTGTGATATGAAGCCCCAAAGTCATAGTCGGCGTGTGGGAACTGCTTGTCTACAGTATCACCAGTAGCTTTGACAACAAAGTCAGACCAAGCTGGTAATGTGAAGCTATGTTTCAGATTATCAATCATAGCAGGACATCTCTTAAACGTCGTACTATGAATTAACATCTGATTTTGCCTATACAACTTAGTAGGCTTCATATCTTTAAACCACTCAGGAGTGTAATTTTTACTAGGCGCAATTGGCGTCTTGGCAATAAATTCCTTATCAGTAAAAGCATCTACTGTTATGGTGTTCTTTTTAAATTTAAATAACATTACTTGTTCTTACGTTCTCTGCGCAATCTATTATATTCATTAGTCGTTCGAGTTTCTACAATACCCTTAGTTTCTTTGCGACGTTCCCTTGCACCTAAGCTTTTATGAATTCGCATTGCTCTATCTTTTGGCTTTAAGTCATTGACTGCATCGAAATCTGGATAACCCTTTTCAAAAACTGGTTCTTGCATTAGTCTCTCCTTTATGATTTATAATATTTCTATTCTACACTAAAAACTCTTATTTGTCAACTATTTTGATAGCTCATCGAACAACTCTGACGCAAAGTCAAAGCATCGTTTAGCTTCTGTTTCCATACCATCATGTAGTAGTTTTCTGAACTCTTCAATGAGAACTTTAGTATCCCCTTCGAACTCATACATAACACCTTTACCTGGGGTCTTAGCTTTGATTATCTGACCACCATGTAGTTCACCAAAGTGACGAACGTACATATGTGATAGTAGACCATCATTATCGTCTGCGTCTGCAAGACCTTGCATGTGTGTCATACATTTGCCTACAGACTCAGGGTAATGATCGATATCGTCAAAACCATAGATTTCACCCAACTCTTCGATATCTTGAAGAATACGTGGCGCTCTATAAATTGTGGTAAGGTTTGGGGGAATGATAACTAAGTCTTCAAGCATCTTGTAAACTAGGTATTGGCAATTAAGAAACTTGTAGTATACAAATGGATCAATACCACCACTAATTAATTGTTTTGCGAACTTTCTGCGTTCAGCCGCTTGGTGATGCGCCCATGTGAGTTGTTTTAGTTTATTTGTCATAATAAATCCCCATTGCTAATTTCTTTTATTTATACGAAAAAAAATAATTAAAAACGCTTGACAACACACGAATCATTAGCTATAAAGTATGTATAAGTTAGTTAATCAGAAAGAAATAAAATGACAAACATGACACAAACAACTCAAAACTCTGCTTCTTGGACTACTAACAGAGGCTATAATGCAAGCATAGAGTATGTAGCTACTGTAGGTTGGGTTGC